GGAGAAGTAGAGATTCCAGAATTTACTAGTGATATAATAACTCAAGACGGGATATTTCCATCAATAATTAAGAAAGCTGGTAAATTAATCAATAGAGAGTTTAAAAGTGTAGAGGATTTAATGAGCTATAGGATAGCAGTTAAAGACTGGTTCAATGGCTACTATAGTATTGAAGATTACTATAAGATAATAGCGCTGAATAGTTATAAGTATGAATTGGGATTTGAAGAAATCAAGTTGTGTTTGGACTTCATGTTAACTTTTGCCAATACGGATGTATACATACCCAAGAAACAGTTTAAATTAAAATCTTTCAAGATGATCGAAGTTTGGCACCCCGACATTAATAAGATAACTAACACCACCCTAGTTATATAGCAACTTAGAATGACTTAATAAATATAACTCTTGTCATAGTAGTTATATACTTACATAAACCTTTCATTTTACGGAATAGAATACAAAATGGAAAACATTGGTAAATTGCTGTCCAAGTTAAGCCCACCACGTTTTAAACACCACGTTTGGGATACTAAAATAAATTATTTTCAGATCAATACCTTATGTAATAATTTAAAATTGATAAATGTATTATCGATTATAACTATATTTATATTGACTTATGGACAGCAAAATAACAATCCGACTTTGAAGAATATTGATTTAACATTGCAAAACATGTACGAGGGACAAACCAACATATACAAAACTATTAACAAGATGGATGCTAAATTGAATAAAATACAGATAGTTCAGAAATCAATGAGTACACTAATGAAAACTATATCAGGTCTAGTAGGCTCTATAGAAGGAACAGTCTCGTCGTTAGAAGTGATTGTAGGGCTTATCAAATTGGACACTGCTGCTATTAAGACGTCTAGCTCAATAACTGGTAATTTGTTAGTGGACCAAATACCAATCATATCAGGAAATTTAGAAGCAATAAAAGTTATTCAAAATGAAATGCAGATAGATCTAGATATAGTTTCAGGCGACACGACTGCCATGGAAAGCGAATTAGTAGCACTTAATACTATACTAACGGCAGTAGCAGCAGATACCACAAGTATACTAGCTGAAACAACCACTATTGTAGCTTCCAATGCTGAATTGTCGGCGGCATCAACAGCTTCTCTAGCGTTATTCACAGCATTCAGTGAAGACTATTTTAACCCAGCTACAATATCGACTCTAGGGTTCTTTAAAGTACACTTGACTTCAGTAGACACAAAGGATAGTTTGCAGGTGCAAGTTGAACAATGGAATACCGACGACGTTGTAAACGTCAAAGAAAAAGACCAAGTAAATGTCAAGGTAGTTAATGATATAAATATTGGCAATTTCCCGGATAGTTTCGAGATCACTAATTTCCCGGATTACCCAGAAATATTAGATGTAAACATCAAAAGTAGTGAAATTTCCATACCTGTAGAAATCGGATCAAATTTGACTATAAACTTTCCCGAGCAATTTAATGTGAATGTAGATAATTTCCCAATCGATTATAAAGTCAGTAATTTTCCAGACAGCTATAAAATAAACAATTTCCCAGAATGGATTAGTATAGCTAACTTCCCAG